GGAAACAGCACCATTTCTGTTGGTGCTCCTTTTGGACTGACACTTTCTAATGAAGCAGCACAAACTGGATCATCATTCCAGATTCAAAATGGTGTTTACTTTATTAGAGGAAACTTTGTAAACGTTGACACCGAAACTTTACTTCTTGATCAGTATGGGACCACCCCCAGTTATAGGATTGGTTTGTTTGTTAGTGAGGAAATTATCACAGCAGACTTAGATGAAACTCTTAATGATAACTCTCAGGGTTTCAATAACTATGCTGCTCCAGGTGCAGATAGACTTAAGATTAGCACCTCTCTGATTAAAAAATCTCTTGATGACCTTGATGATGGTTCATTTGTTGAATTAGCAACTGTTGTTAACGGTGTTTTAAGAACAAAGACTGTCAAAGGTGGTCTTGGTGGAGGAGTCGGATATAAAGATTGGACCGACGTTCTTGCACGAAGAACTTTTGCAGAATCAGGTGATTATTATGTGACACCTTTTGATGTCACCATGAAAGAATCCTTGAATAACAATAGAGGAAATAATGGTGTCTATAATGCTGGTCAATTCACATATGGAGGTTCTGTTCCATCTGATGATCTAGCTCTTTACAGATTGTCTGCAGGTAGAGCATTTGTCAGAGGTTATGATATTGAAACTCTGAATGCTACTTATCTTGACGTTGATAAACCAAGAACGACTAAGACGATTGAAGATCAATCTGTAATTTACAATACAGGACCAACACTCAAACTTGATAATGTTCATAGAACACCCTCTGTTGGTATTGGTAGCACTTATGTTTTAAGTCTTAGAGATCAGAGAGTTGGAACAAGTGCAGAAACTGCTCCTGGAAATGAAATTGGTTTAGCAAGAGTTTACGATTTCAGAATTGAATCTGGTGCTTATGATACTGCAAATGCTGATTTAAACCAGTGGGGAATTTCTCTTTATGATGTTCAATCTTTCACCACACTTACATTAAACCAGGCACACACGCTTTCCGTTCCAACTTTTGTTAAAGGACAAAGAAGTGGTGCAACTGCATTCATTAGATCTGCAGTATCCGACAGCAAGACTGTTACCTTATATGAAACTCAAGGTGAGTTCATTAAGAATGAACCACTTTTCTTTGATGGAATTCTAGATGGTAGAATTGCTATCGCTGCAACTGCTCATGGTATCGGTGATGTAAAATCTGTATTTGGAACCACAGACGGCACTACAGGTATTCATACTTTTAGTGCAGATACCGTTCAGTCAGTTGCTCTTGATGTTGGTGTTGCAAGAATTACCCCAAGAGATCAGGGCGGAATTAGTACAGTAACCAGCACTAATCCTCTGTTCCCAGGAACAGCAATTAAACTGAATAGTCTGATTCAATATAGTGACCTTGCATCGGTCGTGGGAGATGATAATGATCCCATCGCAGGAAGAGTAGTTAGCGTCGGATCATCTCATATTGAGTTTGTAGGTGTTGCTACTGTTACCGGTATTTTTGGTGGCAAGTTGCCTACCTCAAATACTGACGTTAACGATTTTAAAGTCCTTACTACACCTCTTGACCCATCAACTGATAACACTCTCTACACACCTCTTCCCAAAGAAAATATTGAAAGTGTAAATCTTACTGATGCCATTCTGACAATCAGAAAGACCTTTAACGTTAATATTGCCAGTAATAAATTATCAAGCGCAATCACCGCTGATGATAATGAGGTGTTCTTGCCATTTACCCCTTCAAGATATTCTCTTATTAGAGAAGATGGAACTACGGAAGAGTTAACTGCTGATAAATTCACAATCACTTCACCTGGTGGTAAGAGCACACTTCAGATTAATGGTCTTGGATCTAACGATACTGGATCTACTCTGATTGCAACTATTAGAAAGAGAAAACCAAAAGCAAAAATTAAAGTAAGAAATAGAGTTCAATCTATTATTATTGATAAGTCTAAAAATGTTGGATCTGGTATTGGAACCACAACTCTGAATGATGGACTGACTTACGGAAATTATCCATTTGGCACTAGAGTTCAAGATGAAAGAATTTCGTTAAATGCACCAGATGTAATTGAAATTCATGGTATTTTTGAATCTGCAGATACATCTAATCCTTCATCACCAACTCTTACTCTTCAGTCAATTACTAGTGCCTCTGCTACGATTGATGAGTTTACTATTGGAGAATCTGTTGTAGGACAGGATTCTGGTGCGATTGGTATTATCGCAGAGAAGACTTCTATCTCCGATTCCAAGATTGCTATTCTTTATAAGAACGACATCTTGTTCAGAGAAGGTGAGACTATTATCTCATCTGAAACTAATATTAGCTCAATTGTAAACACAGCAGATGCATCAAGTTTTGATGTATCTACTAACTTTAAATTTAATAATGGACAAGAGGGAACTTTCTATGATTATGGAGAAATAAAGAGAAAGTCAGATTCATCAGAACCCACTAGAAAATTAAGAGTCTACTACAAGAGTGCTTCATATGATAGCACCGATGATGGAGACATCACGACAGTTGCTTCTTATGATAATTTTGATTACTCCTCCGAAATCGCAGTTGTGGGAACCTCTGGTAATTCTGATATCATTGATATTAGACCAAGAGTAAGTTCCATCGCCACCGTTTCTGAAGGTGATAGATCTCCTTTAGAATTTCTTGGAAGAGTATTCACAGGATCTGGTGATTCCGCTCAAAATATTTTAGCGTCTGATGAATCGCTGTTTATTGATTTCTCATATTATCTCGGAAGGGTTGATAGAGTTTTCTTAACAAAAGATGGTCAATTCCAAGTTAAATATGGAGTTCCCTCTGACAGACCAGAACCACCTGATGTAGTCGATGACGCAATTGAAATCTGTGAAATAACTCTTCCCCCATATCTCTATAATGTTGTTCAAGCTTCGTTAAAGTTTAACACTCATAAGAGATATCGTATGCAAGATATCTACAAACTTGAGGATAGAATCAAGAATCTTGAGTATTACACATCACTCTCGATGCTTGAAACAAACACAGCAAATCTTTTTGTTGCTGATGCTGATGGATTGAATAGATTTAAGTCTGGTTTCTTTGTAGACAACTTTACTTCATTCAAACCTCAAGAGGAAAATCTTCCTATTAAAAACAGTATTGATGCTGAGAAGAAAGAGTTCAGACCAACTCATTACACAAACTCAGTAGATCTTATTCAAGGACCTGTTGTCAATAACGATACAACTGCTGACCTTAATTTTGCAACGATTGAAGGTAATAACGTAAGAAAGCAAAGTGATGTTATTACTCTTGACTATGCTGAAGTCGAATGGTTGAAGCAATCATTTGCCACTAGAACTGAGAGTGTTACTCCATTCTTGATTAGTTTCTGGAAAGGTTCCATGGAACTTACTCCAGCATCTGATACCTGGGTTGATACTGCGAGAATGAGGGCAAAGGTCATCGATGTAGAAGGTGATTATGCATCAACTCTTGAGTTGCTTGCAAGAACTGAGAATGTTGATCGTCAAACAGGTATGGCACCCATGGTTTGGAATGCCTGGGAAACAAACTGGACTGGAACCACAGTTACAAACTCTACACGTAGAAGAACAACTGGTGGAGGCGGCACAGAAATTATTAGAATGGGTGGTTGGATTAATAATTTTAGTGGCGGATTTGGCAACCCTGCACGTATTATTGAAAGAACAAGAGGGCGTGTTGTTGAAGAAACACTTCAGACCACAGTTGAGACTGGTGTCATGTCCAGATCTGGCACAAGAACTATTGTTACTGAGCAGTTTGATAGAGAGTCTGTTGGCGATAGAGTCGTTAGCAGAGATATTATTCCATTCATGAGATCTAGAAACGTTGAGTTTGTTTCTAAGAGAATGAAACCTCTCACAAGAATGTATGCATTCTTTGACGGGGAAGACGTTACTAGATTCTGTGTTCCAAAACTTCTTGAAATCAGCATGGTTTCAGGATCATTTACAGTTGGTGAAACTGTAACTGGAAGAGTTAATAGAACTGGATTAGATCAAGATACGGGCAATACTGCTGCTAGTATTACATTTAGAGTAGCACAATCAAATCATAGGGAAGGTCCTTATGATGTTCCAACAGCTACGTTTACACAAAATCCATACAATAATACGCCTCTCTCTGGATCATATTCATCAACATCAGAAATTCTTAACGTCGATACGTTCTCTCTTTCTGCTGAGGCACAAGGTGAGTTTTTTGGATTTGTCGCCCCAGGAATGGTTCTTACTGGAGGATCAAGTGGAGCACAAGCAACTATTACGGATGTCAGACTTATCTCTGATCTTGCCGCTAACTTGACTGGTAGTTTCTTTATTCCTGATCCAAACTCAACAGCATTCCCTGAATTTGAGACAGGTTCTAAGAATTTTACTCTCATTAATGATCCAGATAATAATCAAGACCTCTGCAATACAATTGCAGAAGAAACATATACTGCCTCAGGAACCCTTGAAACAGTTCAGGAAAACATTATTTCTATTAGAAATGCTAGAGTTGAGCGTAGACAAGAGTTCCAAGAAAGAAATGTCAATCGTGACCTCGGAACACAAGTAGTCGGGTCGAGAACAGTAGAAAATTCTTTTTCTGAACGAATAATTGGATGGTATGACCCTCTTGCACAATCTTTCCTCGTAGAAGATGACACAGGTGTTTTCCTGACTAAGTGTGATGTTTTCTTTGCAACAAAAGATGACATGGATATTCCAGTCGTCTTCCAGTTGAGAACCATGGAAAATGGTCTTCCAACTCAGAAGATTATTCCTTTCTCTGAAATTGTTGTCGCTCCTGAAGATATTACAACATCTGCAGATGGTTCAGTTGCCACTACAATTGAATTTAAGGCACCTGTCTATCTTGAGGGTGGTAATACTGAATATGCAGTCTGTTTAGCATCTAACTCCACCAAATATAGTGTTTACATCTCACGTATTGGCGAAAATGATCTGCTGACAGACACCTTTATTTCAAACCAACCATATCTTGGATCTTTATTCAAGTCGCAGAATGCATCTACCTGGGAACCAAGTCAGTGGGAAGACCTTAAGTTTACTCTTTACAGAGCAGACTTTATTGAAAGTGGATCTGTAGAGTTCTACAGCCCTGAATTGACTAAGGGTAATCAGATGATTCCAAGACTCTTACCTGATTCTCTTGTCCTTAATTCTAAAAAAATTAGAGTTGGACTTGGAACCACAACTGGAGATACTGGATATGAAATTGGCAATACCTTCTTCCAATTAGGAACTCAAGCAAGTGCTGATTTGGTAGGTGTTGCTGCATCTGCCACTGGACTTTCAGTTGCTAACCCAGGTATCGGTTACACTCCATCTACGGGGTCTAGAACCTTCTCTAGCGTCAATCTTGTAACACTTAGTGGTAATGGACGTGGTGCTGTAGCAGACGTGTTTGTGAACGCTGGAGCAATCGGTGTAGCAACCATTACAAATGGTGGTTCTGGATATCAGGTTGGCGACGTTCTTGGTATTTCTACAATTGGTATTGCTACTGTTGGCAGAAATTCAAGAATTACAGTCACCGGTATTGGAATGACAAGCGAACTAATCTTTGAAAATGTTCAAGGAGAGTTTGTGACAGGTATTGGCAATACAATCATGTATGTCAATAGTGCAGGTGTTACAACACAATTCAACTTTAATGACGCTAATGGTATCGGAGTAACCGCACAAAATATCATCACCGATAATGACGGATTGCATATCAAGGTCAATCATAAAAACCATGGCATGTACTTCTCTGATAACAGAGTTGCGATCAGCGATGTTCAGTCTGACATCAAACCAACCAAACTTTCCGCAGAGTTTGCAATTGGTTCAACTGGTGAAATTTCTGTTAACGACGGAACTAATTTCGGAACCTTTGAGAACGTTGGTGTAGGAACAACAAACGTTGGATTCCTTAAGATTGGAAATGAAATTATTGAGTACACCAACGTAACTGGAAATGTAATCGGTGGCACAATCACTAGAGGTAACAATCAGGCAAACTATCCTATCGGAACTCCTGTATTCAAATATGAAATTGGTGGAGTTAATCTTCATAGAGTCAACAAGACTCATGATTTGAATAACGTCACCGTTGATAATCCAATAACTTTTGACTCTTATAATGTAAAACTTGATATGTCAGAAACCTTTAATACAGGAACTGGCACAAGTGCAGATGACAGAAGTAATGATGTTGGTCTTCCTAAGTTGTTTATGAACAAAACGAAGACTGCTGGTGGTTATGATATCAGAGCATCTCAAAACATGCCTTTTGAGATTCTTACACCCATCATTCAAAACGTCACCGTTCGTGGAACTTCCCTCAACGCTGAAGTAAGAACAATCTCAAGTCAAAGTATTAGTGGAAATGAAATTCCATTTATTGATGAAGGATTCTCTGATCTCAATATCAATACTCCAAACTACTTTGACACCCCAAGAATGATTGCTTCTAAGGTGAATGAGAATGAAAAACTTGATAGCATTCCTGGAAATAAATCCATGAATATGAGACTGTTCCTTGGAACAGTTGATACTAGAGTAAGTCCTGTAATTGATGCACAGAGAGTCTCTGTCATCACCACTTCAAATAGAGTCAATAGTGTTGTTACAAACTACTCTACTGACGCAAGAGTCAACACTCTTAGAGAAGATCCTACAGCATGTCAATACATTTCTAAAGAAGTTGTATTGGAAAATCCTGCAACTTCCTTGAAAATTCTTGTTAATGCTCATGTTAACGCTCTGTCTGATATTAGAGCTCTTTATGCAATTAGTGATAAGCAGGGATTCGATCCTATCTTCCAACTGTTCCCTGGTTACGATAATCTTAATACCAGAGGACAAGTGATTGACTCTAGTTTAAATGATGGTCAAACAGATACTAAGATTATTAGATCTGACAACTATAACTTTGATAGTTTAAATCTTGATTATAAGGAAATGACATTCACTATCGATCAACTGCCTGCGTTTAGATCATACAGAATCAAACTTCTGTTAACATCTACAAGTCAGGTATATGTCCCAAGAGTAAAAGATCTGAGAGTTATCGCACTTGCATAATGGAAAAATATACTGTAGAGGGTCACTCCGATTTAGCGAGAGACCCTCGTACTGGTTCAATTATTAATGTGAACAAAACTGAATATGAGCAATATCTTGCGAGACGTGAAGTGAAATCTGAAAAGAATCAAAAAGTACAGAATCTTGAAGATGAACTTGCTAGTATGAAGGGTGATATTGATGAAATTAAGTCACTACTTAAGGAGTTATTAAATGGACCCAGATAGCATAGAACTTAACAATCTTTCTAAAAGTTTTGCATATCAGAAGTTAGCATCTGAGATAGATAGTTGCGATGATCGCGATCAACTTAGAAACATCGCCAAGTCATTTATCAAACTTTATTATAAACAACAAGAAACCATGTCAGTAATAGGACTTCCAGATGCCCAATAAAAGAGTCCAATTTGATAATCTTGGAGCAACAACAAAAGTAAATTTTGATGTCAATCAATACTCAGATAATTTTTTAGGATTTAGGGTGGTTAGTGTTGGAGACACTGCTTTTAATTTGACCGGATATGGATTTACAGGACTTATTAAAAAACATTCTGGTGCAGGGTTAACAGCAACAGATACGATCAATCTTGGATTTAATACAGAGGGAACAAGTTCTGGAATTTTGACGGCAATAGTTACTGCTGGTCTTAGTACAAACTTCAGTAAAAACTCTCCAAGATATACTTATGAAATAGACGTAACTAATAATTCAACAACGAAAAAGACAAGAATTGTTAGTGGAGATATTAATGTAAATATAGGAATTACTGAAACTGATATTGGAGAAAACTTAAAGTGTATTGCTGTTATTGATGAATCTGATAATGGTTCAACAGTTTCGGTTGCTGAATGGCAAGATTGGAGAGCAGGTTTTCCTGGAAGAGAGCATTATATTCTTCAACCAACTTCTACAGGAATTGCTATTACATCAGATGTAATGTCTACTGCGGTTCAAGCAGTATATGATAGTGGATTTGATGATGGTAGATTAGTTCAAGGTGTAAATAGAGATGCAGGAGTTGAAGCAGATAGATCTGATTGGTTTGGAATAGTAGGACTTCAAACAGGAGTTGACACTAGAGTTGGACTATTTGTTGATGTATCTGGAAGTATGGATTTAGACACGGTTCGAGAATCATACGATAAATTTTTATCTGACTGCTCGACTGCTGGGATTGAAATAAGTTCACAGACAAATTCTGCCGAAGATTGGCTTGAACCATTTACAGGGATACTCTAATGGCAAAACAATTAGTAGATATAGATACAATAGAAAAAGATTTAATCATTCCAAAAGGAGTTGATTATGAACAATCTTTTACTATCACTGACAATAACACCGGCACTGGAGTTGATTTTACTGGATTTGCTTCATGTAAAGTAGATTCTAAATTTAAACAAAATTTTGAAAGTGTTTCTTTTGCAGGAACATTTACTTCTGTTTTTACAGATTCGGGAGTTGTCACACTGTCTTTAACAGATACTCAAACGTCAAACTTATCTGTAGGTAGATATTTTTATGATGTTGTGTCAACTTTAGAGTTTAAGGCTGGTGCAGATGAAAATTCTGACCTACATACAGTGAGATTAGTTCAAGGTCAAATAATAGTAGAATAAATACACTTAGGAAACTTGTGAAATAAATGGCACAACCTGCAAGTAGGACAGACCTCATAAACTATTGCAAAAGACAGTTAGGTGCTCCTGTCTTAGAGATCAACATCGCAGATGAGCAGGTGGATGATCTGGTTGATGATGCTCTGCAGTATTTTCACGAAAGACATTTTGATGGTGTAGTACAGACTTTTTTAAAATATAAAATTACACAAGACGATATTGATAGAGGAAGGGCAAGAGGAGGAAATAATCCTGTTGGTATTGTAACAACCACCGCAACGTCAACAGTTGGGATTTCTTCTACTTTTTCTTTTGAAGAGAATAGCAACTTCTTACAGATTCCACCTGCTGTACTTGGGATCAATAAGATTTTTAGATTTGACGGATCAAATACTGTTACTAATAACATGTTTAGTGTTAAGTATCAGTTATTCCTGAATGACGTGTATACATTCAGTTCAACTGAGATTTTGTCATATGCCATGACTAAAAGATATCTTGAGGACCTTGATTTTGCACTAGGAACAGAAAAATATATTAGATTTAATAAAAGACAAGATAGACTTTACTTAGACTTTGACTGGGGTGCAGCAAGTAAAGATGATTATCTGATTATTGATTGTTATAGACTTATTGATCCAAACGATTTCACTAGAGTTTATAATGACTCATTCTTGAAGAAATATCTTACTGCTCTGATGAAGAGACAGTGGGGACAGAACTTGATTAAGTTCCAAGGTGTCAAACTTCCTGGTGGAATTGAACTTAATGGTCGTCAAATTTATGATGATGCAGAAAAAGATTTAGAAATTATCAGGGAGCAGATGTCAAATACTTATGAACTCCCACCCCTTGATATGATAGGTTGATATCATGGTGTTAAATCCATTTTTCACACAAGGCACTTCATCCGAACAAAATCTTGTTCAGGATCTTATCAACGAACAGTTGAGAACTTATGGTGTAGAAATTTTTTACATCCCAAGAAAATTTGTTACAGAAAAGTCTGTAATTAGAGAGGTGGTTCAGTCTAAGTTTGATCTTGCTTTACCTCTTGAAGCGTATGTTGATAATTACGATCAGTATTCTGGTGCAGGCAATCTCTTATCAAAGTTTGGAATAGAATCAAGAGATGAAGTAAGATTAGTCATCTCTAGAGAACGATATGAAAATTATATTACACCTCTGATTGAAGATCAATCAAATATTAAACTATCTACAAGACCAAAAAGCGGAGACCTGATTTGGTTCCCACTTGATTATCGTCTTTATGAGATTAAAGATATTGAATATGCAAAACCGTATTATCAACTGCAAGATCTCTACACTTATGAACTCTAT